TCCTAAAAATATTTTAAAGTTTTGATCTTTAATTTCTTCTGGTTTAATCATTTGTTACTCCTTGTAAAATTCATTAGTAAAATTCATAGCCACAGTTATACGTTCATTTACACACTTAGCGACGCTGTGATATAGCCATCCGGGAAATATTATTAATTGACCTTTTATGTCATTTACTACGAAGTCTCTTTTCTTTTCAAAGGGCCTAGCAAGAGAATAAATATCTTGCAAAGAATTAAAAATTAAATTTCCATTACCTGGTTTTGTAATTAAAACAACAGAAATATCTGTGTATACGTGATTATGTGCTCTTCCATCATCACCTGCTTGATAATAATTAATCCATACTTCCTTGCATATGAATCTATTGTAATAATCCCAATGAAGTTTTTGCCCAACATGAGGTAATATTTTTTCTTGTGTGAAAGACGCTAGATCTGCTAAAATGGGATATCTAATTCCATTCCAACCAGTTGTTTTTGCACTTATATTATTTAATCCTTTTGCCCAAGAAGAGTGTTCTTTTTCTACCAATTCATTAATTGCATCACAACGTTCTTCGTCCAATTTACATGTAAATATAAAACTAGGTAAAATTTCGTGTTGTAAAATATTCAAATCACTCAAAGTATTTCTTCTCTTTTTTATATATTAACAAGTCAATATAATTTTTATTTTTTCTTAATCTTTTATTAAGTGTTTCTCCACACTCTTGAGTTTCTAACAAACAATCTTGTATTCCTAAATTATAGGCATATATAAAAATTTCTGTAATCCAATGTCTTAAAGTATTGTCATTATTAATAAATGCAGTTCTCATAAATTTATTTTTTTCTATACCTTCTTGAGCATAATCTAAAAACTTTTCTTTTTTATCCCAATGTTCTTTTCTCATATTAAATCAAAATCTATATTTAAAGTTTGTCGCAAACCTTTTGATTGTGGGAAAGTTCCATGAAAAATAGTATTGGGAAAAAATAAAACATCTCCTTCTGTTGGATGGTATACTTTAAGATCAAGTTTTTGAAAAATGTCAAACTCAAACCAATAAAAGCAACCTCTTCGATCAATTTTTTCTTGTTCAGTTTGTATTGGATTTGTTAAATATATAACTGATGAAATACCATTTGAAATATTACTATGTTGATGTGCATCGTGCCAACACCATTCATGTCCATAAACAGCCCAACAGCTTCCAACTTTAAGTTTACAGTTATATTTGTTCTCTATAATAGACTTTATATCATCAGATATTTTTTCTAATTCATTGTTTAAAAATTGAGATAAAATATATTGATCCCCATGTTGTGATGTTGATATAAAGTCTTTTTTTGAATCTATTTTATTTTGTGGATACTTTTCTATTAAATCATCAACCGTAGATTTTATTGAAGTTATATTTGATAATTTGACTAATTCCATTATTTATATGATTTTTTTTTCCAAGAGAATTTTTTATATTTATCTATTAACACATTAAAAAATTTTAATTTTCTTTTAGATTCATCAGCATAACTTTCTTTATTTAAAGCCACTTTCATTTTCCAATCATCCCTTTTAAAAGGTATTAGTAATATCATAGGATCACCTTTTTTTAAAATATGTGTTTTGCTTGAATCTTGAGTCCAATAAAAAGGAAAATGAGTTTGAAAATGATAAGAATCAGTATCAACGATACCATCAATAACTTGAAAAGGTAAATTTCTGTTAAAAGGTTGAGTAAAAATACAACTATATCCAGGTGGTGTTTTGATATTCCAGTGATTTATAAATTTAAAAACAGCATCAACAGTCCGTCTATTATATCTTAATTCGTCATCTACTTGTTTGGGAGAATGACATTCTATACCTATTTGAGCTGTGTGATCAGGGTGTACATTCTCAGGTAAGAAAAATTTAGCTTGACCATCTTCATATACAAATTGAATATCTGATGCAAAAGGTATTATGTATCCACAAGTCAAAGCGTCCAGAAAAGGAACACATTTTTTTACTGTTTCTCTGTTTAAATTTTTTTCATAAAAAGATTGCATATTTTTGTAAGCGCTCGGTATATGATGTAATGCTGGTTTTGGATGTGGTAATTCTTCAGAAAACCTTGAACTAAATAATATTTGTTTTGCGATCACAGTCCGTTATTACCATCAAATTTTTGATCTGCGTATTTTCCTTCTTGATCCACGTAATGTAAAAAAACAGTTATATAGTGATCGTGATTACATTTTTCTCTCCAATGTAATTTATCAATACCTTGAAATATAACGGCATCATTAACCGATACTGGTATTTTGTGTTCAATTTTTAATTTTTGCATGGTATTACCCATATCAAGATACTGATAATCTTGATTCTCATCTAAACTACCCATAAACAAATTATAAGGTTTATCATTAGGCGAGCTTCCTATACATAAAGCTACAGTATATTCACAAGCTTCTCTATCTGTGTGTGGCCTAAGATCAGTTCCTTTCTCATAAACCCTTAAATAAGAATATGTAGGATAAAGTTTTTTATTTACGTTTTGCTCTACAACGGGTGTGGATAAATCTAGAATAGTTTGCATTAAATCATCATCTTTAACCCAAGCTAAACAATCAGTTTGTTTATCTATTCTATTAGCTATCTGTGGTTTCCATTCAGGTCTTGAAAATTTCATTAAACAATATTGATAAAGTATTGTTGAAACTTGCTTAGGTAGGAAATTCTTAATATGTATTGGTTCCATTAATATACCCACGCTATCAAAGCGTAACGTGTTCCTTTTGTAACTTTATTAACTTGATGAGGAAACATAAAACTGGATGGAAAAACTAAAGCATCACCAACATTTGGTTCAAACAAATTGTTTTCAGAACCATTTAATTTTATATTAAATTCTCCACCCTCATATTCATTATTTAAGGCTATTGATATTGAAAGTGCTCGTTGAGTTGACGAAGTACCAAAGTCAGTGTGCCATTTATATCCTGCGAGATGTTCATTTGCTTCGTATTTAAGTAAATCTAATTGCGATAATTTTGAAACGTGTAAATCTTCATGCTTCTTATTATAAGCCTCAATGACTTCAAAGAGTTTTCTATTTAAGTAGTTATATAAAATTAATTCACCGAAAGTATGATTTCGTCCATGAATGTTTGTTGTTTGACAGTTTCTAATTGATTTGTTAGTTGAACTTTTGTCAGCATTTGATACTTGAGCATCAAAATAATTGTTATCAAAAACTCGAATAATTCTTTGACAAATAGACGTGGGAATTAATTTACGTACTTCTACTACGTATTGGTTCATTGAAATTTAAAAAAACACCTTAGTAGGTAATACCATTATTTGATAAATAAGTAACTCTAGCAGAATCGGCAGCCGTAACTGCTGCTGTTTCATCTTCAACAAAATCTTCAATATCCTTACCCGCATTTGTCCAAGATGTTTGTTGTGAAACTATGGTGGCAGTGTATGTATCCATCCATTCTTTTTCAGCCTCTGTTCTCTTAACCATATTAGTAACCCATTGAGGTAAATCTGATTGTGATTCGTAAGTAAGATTCTCTCTTGTATCTGTATACTGTAATTCAAAAGACCAATCACTACCTACTTTTCTACATTGAAGAGCATGAACTTCTGTCGGAATCTCAGTGTGAGATCGTATATTAAAAAAAGTTGTGCCATCAATAATAACATCGGATTCTGTATTACCTGATCCCAAAGCAGGACCATCATTTGGTTGATTTTTCTTATCGAGATTAGGTGCACTATCAAAAATAATAGTAAGCTGTGATGTAACTGTTGTATTATTTATTTTTATTGACATTTTTTACTACCTTTTTATTTTTTAATTTTTTAGGTTTATCACTTACTTTTACCTTATTATTGCTTAATTGTCTAATGGTTTCCTCTTCCAAACTTTCATCTTTAGTTTCCATGGCTTTTTGATGATTACCAATTACTTCAAATATAGAGGAGGCAGTTTCCATGGCTTTTTTAGCATTACCACTTTGAGCTAAAACCTTTGTCATTATATTATTTGACTGAACCATTTCATTTCTAAAGGATTCGGTAGCAGCTTTTGTACCCATTATTTGTTGTGAATTTTCGATTAAAAGCAAAGGAATCCATGCTATGGAACATCCCCATTCTTGTACATCAAGTCCTGTTTGAGGATTCTTACCTTGAAGCATATTATACCAAACACATTGATGTTTAATACATTTCTTATTTAAAAGAGGACATTTACCGTCAGGGTCAAATATAGGCACTAGTCTTTAGCTGCTACAATTACGTTTGCGTATTTTATGTCCATAGCGGGAATAGAAAACTGTGCATTTGGAGCATTTGCAGATGAAAGGTTGCCACTAAAAGGGTGAGTATGATTACCACCACCACCTTCAGAGGTTGTTCTAAAATTAAAAGCAGCTGGATTATTCATAACTTGAAGATTTACCATCTGGGCTGGAGGATTATTTTGAGCATTTCTACCAATACCGTGATCGTGAGCAGCAATTTGAGGAGTTGATAAAGTTGTATTACCAACTGTGCCACTTACTGATCCTGAAACAGGTAAATTTTTCTGTTCTGTGGCTTTTGAACCAGTAAAAGTTGTTTGAAAAGTATCACTACCACCTGTGCCTGCACCTGAACCTGTAGTCACACGAAAAGCAGCATCACTTAATGCAGTAGCAGTATCTTGTGTCCAACCTGTTGGAGCTGAGGCTTGATAGAAAACCATTTTAGTTCCTGAAGCAAAAGGTTCAACTCCTGTTAAACCAGCACCACTACCTGTAAATAAAGTAGCCTGAACTTGTCCATTACTTCTAAGTGTGATGTTACCACCACCTGCAGTTAAATTTTGACCAGAAGCAACTGTGGCTCCTGCATCAAAAGTTGCAACACCTTTAAAAGCTGTTGTTCCTAATTTATCAACTGCATTATAAATTTTAAAATTAGCTGTACCCTCACAATAAACATGTGAGTATGCTCCTTGTGTTATAACAAAACCATTTGCTGTATGTCCTGTTGCAGCTATGGTAAGAGTTTGAGAACCTGATGTATTGTTAAAGAAAACATAATCGCTTTCAACGGCAGGGATAAATACTACGATATCTCCTGTTAAAGCTCCTGTAAGTTCAATTACTTTATTCGCTGATTCAGCGGTTGGATCTGCGTCTGCAGTTGAAAGAGTAATATTAGCAGAACCTGCAACAGATTTAGCTAAATAACCACCACCAAAGGCATCTAAAACATCCAAATTATTATTGGTATTTGTACCCCAGGTATTGGCGTTAGCCCCTGTTTCCATCTTTTCTAATTTGAATCTACTTGTATATGTACTTGCCATGTTTT